GCCTTTAACAAAAGTAAGAATAGCTCCTGGATTCAACAAACAAGTCACACAAACTGGTGCTGAAGGTCAATGGACAGATGGTGACTTTGTAAGATTTAGATATGGATTGCCTGAAAAAATAGGTGGTTGGGAGCAAATTTTAAGTAGTAAATTAGTTGGAGCTGCAAGAGAACAATTTATTTGGGCAGATTTAGATGGAAGAAGATATGCTGCTATTGGAACAAATAAAATTTTAGCAATTTATTATGAAGGCGCTTTTTTTGATATTACTCCTTTAGACACTGCATTAACCTCATGCACTTTTGATACAGTAAATACATCAGCTACTGTTACGGTAAATAAGGCTGCACACTCATTAGAAGCAGGTGATCTTTTTACTTTTACTTCAGTCACCCCTCCTAGTGGTGCTGGGTATAGTGCTTCTGATTTTACAACAAATACTTTTCAAGTAATTAGTGTGCCTAGTAGTGATGAGTTTACTATTACCATGGCTAGCGCAGCAGGGACCACGGTCAACGGCAGTGGGTCTGCAGTTGTTAATCCTTATGTCAAACCAGGTTCTTTAGGTTTTACATATGGATTTGGTTGGGGCACAGGTTTATGGAGTGGAGGACAACAATTATTTAGCACTTTAAATGGTGCTTTGTTAGATGACACAGCTGGAACGGGAGGATCAGGAACTTCTATCACACTTGCTTCAACCACTGGGTTTCCAACAACGGGTACGATAAAAGTTGGCGCAGAGTTTATTTCTTACACAGGAATTTCATCAAACGATCTTACAGGAATTACTAGAGCAGCTGGAGGTACGAGGTCTGCACACTCAAGTGGGGCAGGCGTAGAATATTATACTGGATGGGGCGTAGCTTCATTATCACAAACACTAACTATAGACCCAGCCTCATGGTCATTAGACAATTTTGGAGAACAATTAATTGCTACTGTAAAAAATGGTAGGTCTTTTTCTTGGAACCCAATTAACTCTAACCCTAGTGCTTTAACTACAAGAGCTGTTGTAATTTCTAATGCCCCTACAGCATCAGTTATGTCTTTAGTATCAGATAGAGATAGGCACTTAATTATGTTTGGAACAGAAACGACTATAGGAACACAAACTACTCAAGATAAAATGTTTATTAGATTTTCTGATCAAGAAAATATTAGTGACTATACACCTACCTCAGTTAACACAGCAGGTACTTTTAGATTAGACTCAGGCACAAAAATTATAGGTGCAGTCAAAGGTAAAGATTATACATTTATACTTACTGATAATGCTGCTTATGTAATGCAGTTTGTAGGACCTCCGTTTACTTTTTCCATAAGACAAGTTGGATCAAATTGTGGAGCTATAGGACAACATTCTATTAAATATGTAAATGGAGCTGTATATTGGATGGGTGAAGCTGGAGGATTTTTTGTTTATGATGGAACAGTAAAAGCTTTACCATGCACTGTCGAAGATTTTGTTTTTACAACAAAAAATGGAAACAATTTAGGAATTAATTATCAAAACGGAGAACAAGTTTATGCAGGACTAAATAATCTTTACGAAGAATTATGTTGGTATTATCCTAAAAGTGGATCAGATTTTAACGACAGATATGTTTGTTTTAATTATCAAGACGGCACTTGGGTAACTGGCTCTTTATCAAGAACTACTTGGACTGATGCTAATTTATATGATCATCCATATGCAACTGAGTTTACTTCGACTGACGTTCCAACATTTCCTGTCGTGCAAGGTGTAACTAATATTAATGGTTCGACAAAATACTATGCGCATGAAGTTGGTGTGGACAATGTAGATTCTTCAGGTGTCAAAACTGCTATACCCGCATTTATAGAATCTGGAGATTTTAGTCTAAATGTTGATGGCGAAGGTCAAATGTTTATAAGTATGAGAAGATTTATTCCAGATTTCAAAACTATACAAGGTGATGCCCAAGTTACAATATTATTAAGAGATTTTCCTGCTGATACCGAAACATCATCTCCGTTAGGACCTTTTACAGTAAGTTCTTCGACTAAAAAAGTAGACACGAGAGCTAGAGCTAGATTTGCAAGTTTAAAAATAGCAAATACCTCTACAGAACAAAATTGGAGATTTGGAACTTTTAGGGCTGATATACAACCAGATGGAATGAGATAATGGCAAGAATAGATATAGTAATTCCAGAACCAAAGCCAGTATATACTGAAGAAAACCAGAGACAAATAAATCAGTCTTTACGAACAATGCAAGATAAGTTAAACACTTCATATCAACAAGAATTTAAAAATGAACAAGATACGTTTAATTACTTTTTATCATGACCATACAATATAAAAACGCTGGAATAGACTTATCTACAACAGGAACTACTTCTGTTTTAACATCACCTGCAGGAGCAAGATGCCTAATTAAACAAATACAAGTAGATAATTCTTCTGGTAGCCCAGTAAACCTTTCTGTTCAAGTAACTGATAGTTCAGCTACAGCAACTTTTGCAATACATAGAAAAGCCATACCAGCTAATACAATTGAAAATATTATATCACAAACTTTAGTTTTAGAAGAGAGTGATGTTTTAAAAATGACTGCGGGGACTGCTAATGAAATACAAGGCATAATTAGTTATGCACAAATAGATCGATCGCAAGAAAATGGCTAAAAATAAAAATGTATTTTATAAATACAGATAGATGTTAAAAAAAATAATATTTAGCGATAGTATAATTTTTTCCGAAATAAAAGACGATCAACTACACGAAATTATTCTTAGAATTTTAAAAGAAAAAGAAGCTTTAAATCAGAGTAATTTAAGGTCTAACAGAAAAGGTTTTCAAACTGATACAATAGATAATTTTTATTTAAATAAGACGTTTACCCTAAAAGCTGTAGAGTGTTTAAAAGAAAATTATACTGCAGACGAAAAAACAAAGTTAGAATTAACTAATTTGTGGATTAATAAAAATTATAAAGAATCTTATAATATCCCACACACTCACCCAATAAGTAATTTTTCTGGTATCTATTATGTAGATGCTTCAGAAAAAGAAGGTAAATTAATTTTTTTAAGAAACGATAAAACAGCATCATTTACTAATAATGGTTCTTTTTTAAATTGTTCTGATTTTCATAGTAACTATGAAATACAACCAAAAAATAATTTATTTATTTTGTTTCCTTCTCATTTAGATCATATGGTAACTCCACATAATGATGACAAACCTAGAATATCAGTATCATTTAACTTTCAATTTAATAATGAATAAGATAATAAATTAATACAGCATGGCTAAAAGAAAATTTGTAAATTTTGTCCCTAGACCGAAACCTAGAAAACGTCCTAATCGACATAAAAAAAGACTTAACAAAAACGAAAAAAGAAGTTATAAGAAATACCATAAACAAGGACGGAGACCGTAATGAGTGAATTACCTAGAATACCTGTAGAAGCAAAAGAAATAATTAAAAATAAAAGAACTGGAAAAGTATATGAATCTAAAGCATCTTTTGATGCTGATGTTGCTGACCCCAATACTGATACTACTAGTGATGATTTTAGACAAGATCTAGAAATTAAAGTAACTAAGGTTGGTGAGATTGGCGCAAAAACTAAAGAATAATTTTTAATGGAACCTAGAGGCGCAACAGAACTACAACACGAGTTATTAGAAAAATATGTTTCAAAAGATTTATTAAATAAATTTCAAATTTGTACATCAATACCTGGTAAAGTCCCATTAGACCCAAGTAAAATAAACATACTATGGCAAAAAAATTCCTACGATCAACCTAATTTACAAAATTTTTTTACAAATAAAGAAAGGCATTTAGAATACGATTGGTATGTTTTTAATAGTCATTGGAACTACGAAAAATTTAGATACTTTTTTAATATACCCACAGAAAGATGCACAGTAATTAAAAATGGAGCACATCATTTTCCTAATAGAAAAGTTTATAAAAAAGGTGATCCCATAAAAATAATTCATCATTGCACACCTTGGCGAGGATTAAATGTATTGTTATTAGCAATGCAAATGGTTAAAAATAAAAATGTAACTTTAGATGTCTATAGCTCTTGTCATGTATATGGTAGTGAATTTGCTGATAGAGTAGAAACAGATTTTAAAGAACTTTATGATCAAGCAAGAGAATTACCAAATGTTAACTACATTGGATATAAACCAAATGAATATGTCTTAGAGCATATGACAGATTATGATCTTTTTGTGTACCCATCTATATTTGAAGAAACCTTTTGTGCATCAGCGTTAGAAGCTTTAGCATGTGGTTTACATGTTATAACTACAAATTTTGGTGCTCTACCAGAAACTTGTGCTGAATGGCCTGTCTATATAAATTATACAAACGATCGTGAATTAATGGCTAGCTCTTTTGCTAAAGCGATAGATGTGACTGCAGAGTATTTACATAATGATATTATTCAAAAACACTTAAATAAACAACAAGAGTATTATAAAAATTTTTATAGTTGGGATAAAAAAGGTCAAGAGTGGACTAGATTTTTACAAGGAGCCTTACATGTCAAGCGATAAATATATAAATGAAGATACCTATCAAACTTTAAGTGAACATAAAGTTGAAGGTCAATCAGATTATGAATTAGCAACTACACCTTTATGGAAAACTAAGAGTGACGAGTTTACTAAATATCAAATTTTTTTAGCCACTCCAGTACATAGTGATGTTTCAATACATTACACACAAGCCTTAATAGAATTTCAACAAGAATGTTTTAAAAAAAAGATGAAAGTATCTTTTCATTTAATAAAATCTTCTTTGGTTACACAAGGTAGAAATTTATGTGTAGCTGGATTTTTAGAATCAAAAGCCTCACATTTATTATTTATAGACTCAGATATTTATTTTCAACCCAAATCTATTTTTTCAATGTTAAAAGCAAACAAGGAAGTAATCTCTGTGCCATACCCCTTAAAAACTTTGATGTGGGATAAAGCATTTAGAAAAATTCAACAAGGTAAAATTAATCATCCTGATGATATTAGAAGAGCATTACATACTTATCCAATGAAAGTTCCTGATGTAAAAAATATTAATTTAGATAAAGGTGTCATGGAAGTTACTGACTCACCTACTGGATGCATGCTTATAAAAAGGGAGGTTATAGAAAAAATGATAGAGAAATATCCTGAAAAACAAATTGTTCAAAAGACAGTAATTAACGGAGATTATGTAAATAAGCCCCACATGTGGAATTTTTTTGACACTCATTTTGATCCTGAAACTAAAACATTTAATGGTGAAGATTTTGCATTTTGTCAGCTGTGGAGAAATATTGGTGGTAAATGTTATGCCTTTGTAAATGATTCAATAGTCCATGTAGGAGAGCATCAATATCAAGGTAAGTTTTACGATGAGTTGATAGCCCTTAAATAAAATGGTAATATATGCTATTATTAGGAAAATAGTATATGGATCCATTTACACTTGCATTAGCCACATTTGGCGTTCAAAAATTAAGAGGCAAATCAACTAGAACAGCACTTAAAGATGCTGCCTTTGTAGGTGGTGGTGCTTATGCATTTGGCCAGACTCCAATGGGTGCCAATATGAACATTGGTCAAGGAACACCTTTTAGCACAATAAGAAACATAGGTGATGGTAATATTTTAAGTTCAATTAAAGGACAAAAAGGAAATAAGGAATTATTTAAATCTTTATCAGAAAAAGCCGTTGAACAAGGTGTAGATACAGAGGCAGGTAAAGCAACATTAAAGCTAGCTAAAGAAAACAAACCAAGTGGTATACTTGGTATGTCCACTCTTGGAAAATTAACCACTGCTGCAGCTTTAACTCCATTATTAATGGGTGAGGAAGAACCTCTTAAACCAGTATTTACTGAAGAAGATTATAAACAAGCTTACAAAGAACAAGCCCAAAAATTAGAAAATGCATTTACACCTGTTAGTGCTGCAATGCCAACAAGAACAGAGGTGACAGGACAAAATATGTTTTATGCAAATGAAGGTGGACTTGCTACTGCATTACCAAAATTTAATACTGGTGGTGTAAATTACTTACCTTCAAAAGTAGATCACGATGAAAATGATGTTAACAATTATGTAAGAGCTACTGGCTATGTTGAAGACGGAGCAGGAGTTGGTGATAAAGATGAAGATACTATGTTAGCACAATTAGCCGATGGAGAATTCGTATCACGTGCAGACGCTGTATTAGGTGCAGGTATTTTATCTGGTGCGGACCCAAAAAGTTTTAAAGGAATGAGAAAAGCAGGATCAGATTTTTTTTATAATCAACAAAAACAATTTAAAAGAATTTACGATATAACAAATGGAAGCAATAAAAATTAAAATAAAAAAAGAGATAGAGGTTTTAGAAATCTATCCTCAAACTTTAGATACCTATTGGGATCTTTGTGAATTTATGTTGAGAGAGGGCTTAAAATATGATGGGGACCCTATGAGTATAATTGATTTAAAAAAATTATTAAAAGAAGGTTCTATGCAATTACATCTTATGTTTGGTTCGGATGATGGTGAAGGATATAAGGCGTTTGGTGTTTGTGTTACAAGGATAGTAGCTTTACCAAATTTTAAACAATGTGAAGTAATATTGTTAAAAGGTGAAAAAAGAAAATTATGGCAAGATAAACTTGCAAATAAAATTGAGTCTCTTGCTAAAGAAACAAAATGCAAAAGAATTGCAGTGCATGCAAGACCAGGGTGGCAACCTTTTTTAAAAACTAAAGGTTGGGATGTTAAAAGATATTTATATACGAAGGAGATGAATTAATGAGTTTTATTTTTGGAGGTGGTGGATCAGCACCAGCTACACAAACTGGTTCACAAGTTGTGACGCAAAGAGAAGCTCCAGGTGTTGAAGCTAGAAAACTATCACTTTATGATCAAGCTGCTAAATTAGCAGCAAGCCCAGTTACTTTACCTGCAATGCAGGTTGCTCCTATATCTGCTTTAGAGACTGCAGCTGCTACACAAGCTGGACAAACGGGAGTGGGTGCTGGAACAGTAGGTGCTGGTATAAGTTCGTTACAACAAGGTATCTCAGCTCCAAACATACAACAATTTTTTAATCCTTTTCAATCATTTGTTACTGATGAAATAACAAGACAAGCAGGAATGGCTACAAACAGATTAGGTGCACAAGCAGCTATGAGTGGTGCGTTCGGTGGTGCTAGACAAGGAATTGCTGAAGCAGAAATTGAAAGAGCCAGATTAGCAAATATTGGTCAAGCACAAGCACAAGGTTTTCAAACCGCATTAGGTGCAGCTCAAACTCAAAGACAACAGCAATTAGCTGCTGGCCAAGCTTTAGCAGGTGTTGGTGCCCAACAACAAGCTATGGGTCTTGCAGACATCCAATCACAGATGCGAGCAGGTGCGTTACAAAGAGGAATTGGTCAAGCACAATTAGATGCACAAAGACAAACTGCATTACAAAGATCTTATGAACCATTCCAAAGAATAGAATTCTTAAAAGGAATTATGACTAATTTACCAACTACACAGAGTACAATTACAGCATCCACGGCTCCAGGTTCAAATCCTTTAGGTCAAGCATTAGGCGCTGGTTTAGGTGCTTACTCTACATATAATTTAATGCAACCGAGGTAACATGGATTCTGTATTAACAAGAAAAATGTTTAGAGATAGATATTTTAAAATTAACAAACCTAAAAAATTTAACAAGGGTGGTATTGCAAATATTCAACATTTTCAAGAAGGTGGTTTATCAAGTAGAGAAAAAGCAATTATTGCAGCTACCTTTGCAGCACCTTTATTACAATCTACACAAAGACAAGGAGAGGGTTTGTTAACAGGGACTCTTAGAGCTGTTGGAGAAGGTACAAGTAAATTACCTACAACTTTAATAGCATTAGAAAAAGCACAAAAAAAAGAAGCTGTAGAGTCAGTAAGATCTGCAACAACAGCTGAAAAAGAATCATTAGGTTTTAATAAAGCGGATAGATTAGTAGTAAAAGTAAAAAATGGTGTAGTAACTGGTATTGCTGATAAACCTACATTTGGTGAGAGAGAAAAAGCAGCCGATAGATCAGCTACAATAAAACAAGCAGATAAAATTTTATTAGGTGTTAAAGAAATAGGAAGTGGACCTATATCTGGTCGAATAGCAAAAGCTACTGCAGCATTAAACATGAATCCTAAAGCTGCAGCTTTTAATGTTACAATTGAAGAATTTAAAAAGAGTGCCATTAAAGCTTTAAGGGGTGCACAAGTTGGTCCTTTGGAGGAAGCGAGTTTTAATGCACTATTACCTACAATAACTGACAATGAAGATGTTATTATTGCAAAAGTAAATACTATGAAAGAAAAATTAGCAGAGATTGATAGTAGACTTGATGCTAGTGGCACCGTAAGTGATGCTGGTAATATGGAATATTATAAAGATGCTTTTTCAAAACTTGGAATTAATGTAGACCCTGAATCATTAACTTATGATCCTTCAGCTGACTTATATGTTTTTGAAGGTGGCAAACTAGTAAAGAAATAAAATGGGAAAAATAAACGTACAAGGTTTAGGAGTAGTTGAGATAGAGGGAGATGCACCTACTGAAGCAGAAAGCAAAGAAATAGGTAGAGCATTAGAAACTCTTATGGCTGATAAAGTTGGTGACTCAGTGGCTGACAAAGCAGCAGCAGAATATTCTGATAGCCCTAACTTTGGTAGAATACTAACTGAGGTTGCAGGTTCTATTGCTGGTTCAATTGCAACTGGAGGATTTTCACTTCCTAGAATTGCAGCTAATGTTGGGATGAGAAGTATGCCTTTTATAAGAGCACTTGCTAAGGCTTCTGCAGGATCTGCTGCGGGTGGTGCTGGGGGTGCCTTAGTTGCAGAAACTTTTGACCCTAGTGAAAATGTTATTAAAGAAGTTACAAGAGCAGCTGGAGAAGGAGCTTTAGGGGAAGCGATTGGTGCACCTCTAGCAATTAAAGCAGCTCCAATTATTTCAAAAATCTTAGGTGCAGCAAAACCTAGACAATTTGCAGAGGTCTTACAAGGAAGTGATGTTGCAGAACAAACCCTTAAAAATAAGTCTTATGAAATATTATATGGAAAAACAACTGCAGAAAGCTTAATGAAATTAAGTCCAGCAAAACAATTAGAGGCATTAAAAGGTTTAGTTCCTGACGATAAAGTAATTAAAGATTACATGAAATCAAGAAATATACCAGCTGATGAATTTGAAACATTAAAAAGATCTGCCGTTGAAGCACAAAAAGGATTAACACCAGCATTTAAAACTAATAATCAAGGAATTAATATTGCTGAAACTATTATATCAAAATCAATCTTGGGAGGTTCAGGATTTGCAGGCAGATATAGAGCATTAAAAGATGTAGGAGATAAAGTAGCATATGACATGGTGCAAGATTTAACTGAGGGGAGTTTAGCACAAAATAAATCTGAAGTTGGAACTATGTTTTTAAATATGTTTAATAATGCAGATCAATTATTTAGAACTGCATCTGATTCTATGTATCAAAAGGTTGATGATTTGTTGGGTACAGCAAAAGCCAAACCAGCATTAAGTATTTTTGAAAAAGTAGGAACAAAAAATAGTTTAAGTGAAACTGTCGCTGAACTTCAAGAAAACCTACGAACAGGATTAGGATCTGGAAGAAGAAACAAATTAAGAGAAACTTTAGAGGATTTATCTGGTGATTTAAATAAATTTGCTGACCCGACTGGACCTAACGGTTTAGTCTCTTATAAACAATTAGCAAAGATAAGATCTGATGTAGCTGCAGATAGACAAATTTTAAAAACACAAGGTTTACCAAAAGATGATTTGTTTCAATTACAAAATATTATAAAAACTATGGACGATATGATGTCTCCAGATTTTTTAAGAAAGTCTGGTTTGAATCCTAAAGCAGCAGATGCTTTAGAGTCTGCAAAAAAATTTTACGAGGAAGGTATGGACGTATTTGCAAGAGGTACAACTGTTGCATTACTAGCTAAAGGAGCTAGAGAAACTGCTGATTTAGGATCTGTATTTAAAAGTATAACTGATGGAGAAAAAACTGATTTATTAACAAGAGTATTAAGTGATATTGACCAACTACCTCAACTAACTAAAAATCCTGCTTTTAAAGAAGCAATCGGTAATGCAATTACAACTGCTGAAGCCAAAACATTAAAAGATAGTTTAAGAGGTCATTACTTACAGAACATGTTATCTCGATCATTTGTAGAGGATGTGCAGTTTGGTGGTTTTTATGATATTAGAAAATTTACAAAAGCATTAGATAACAATGCAGAAACTTTAAAAAAATTATTTCCAAATTCAACGGACATACAAAAAATTGAAAAACTAAAAACTACTCTTGGTTTTGCACAAGGTAGAATATCAGATATAAGTGGTATACCTGGTGGTGTTTTAATTCAGTTAAAACAAGCAGGAGCAGCTGGACAATTATTGCAATTTGGTGGAGGATTATTTTCTCCTGCTAACGTTGCAGTTGGGGGTGCCGCTGCAGCTGGTGGTATTTTACCAGCATTAGGAGTTTTAATTGCACCTAAATATGTTGGTAAAGCAATGCTTGATCCTAAGTTTCAACAATTAGTATTTAAGTCTGCCGTTGAAGAGGTTGTTCAAAAAACAAACACACCTAAAAGAATGCAATCAGTTTACAATCAAATGCTTGGTAGATTAGTTACATTAGGAATTATACCTGAAGCTGAAGCTGCTGAAGTAAAAGGTGGATTAGAAAATTATTTTGATTCCATTGAACAACAAGTAGAAGATAACAGAGTGCCATTACCAAATGTTCCTGAGAGTAATTTTCCTATTATAAATCAAGGAGGTGCTGCTACTCCAACTGGTGTATCAAACCCACAATTAGCATCAGCCTTAAATTTATTTAATAAGGGAGGTATTGTCAGTGCCAAGAAAGTTAACCAGTAAAGACTCCCTAGCTCATCAAAGAATAGATGACCACGAAAAACTTTGCTTAATTATGCAAAGAGAAACTAATAAAAAAATTAAAGATTTACATGAAGATATCCATAGATTAGAAAAAATAATGATATCAAGTTCTGCATTTATTATTACAACTTTAATAGGAATTGTTGTTGCTCTTATATTGAAATTAAATTAAAAGACCTTGTGCGTCTTATTAGAGAAAATAATAGCTTTATAATTACTGATCTTAAAAGAGAATCTAAATACGACTATCAAAAATATACACGAGATAACGACCTCGGCTCACGGCACTACAATGTAGGTGACAAAAAATTACCAAGTGTTACAAACATTTTATCGGCTACCCAGTCTGAAGATAAGAAAGCGGGATTAGATGCATGGCGAGAAAGAGTAGGATATCAAGAGGCAGCCAGAATCACCTCTCAGGCGGCTCTCAGAGGGACGGAGATGCACTATGTACTAGAAAACTACATAGATGGCCGTGGATACCTAAATCTCTCTCCAGAGGGGGCTCAGCCACGTCTAATGGCACATGAAATTGTAAAAAATCTAGATAACCTTAAAATAGTATATGGTAATGAAGTTAGTCTTGCATATGAGGATTTATGGGCAGGAGCTACTGATGTAGTGGGAGTTTATGATGAACAACCCACAATTATAGATTTCAAACAAAGTAATAAAATTAAAAGAGAGGAATATGTTGAAGATTATTATTACCAAATAGCAGCATATTCATTAGCCCATAAAAAACAATATGGTCCTATAACACAAGGCCTTATTTGTGTTTGCACAAAAGATTATTTGTATCAAGAATTTAAAATGAATAAAGAAAAATTAAAAGAATATGAAACTAAATGGATGGAGAGAGTTAAAATATTTCATGAACAAAAATAATTTAAGAATTTTAAGTTTAGGTGCAGGTGTCCAAAGCACAACATTAGCTTTAATGATTGAAAAAGGTGAAGTTCCTATGGTTCAAGCAGCAATATTTTCTGACACAATGGCAGAGCCAAAAAGGGTGTACTCTCATTTAGACTGGTTAGAAAAACAATTATCTTATCCTATTTATAGAGTTTCTAAAGGTAATTTAAAACAAGATACTATTGATGCTATTAATAATAACACCAGAGTAGCAATGTCTCCTTTTTTTACTAGAAATAAAGAGACTGGTAAGAAAGGGATGATGATGCGCCAATGCACACAAGACTACAAAATAGCTCCCTTAATTAAAGAAATTAGAAGATTGTTAGGTGTAGGATATAAAAAAAGAGTACCTAAAGATTCTCACGTTACGCAACTATTTGGTATATCTTCTGATGAAGTATCTAGAATGAGAACTGCTCCTAAAAAATATTTAACTTATACCTACCCATTAGTAGATTTAAAAATGAGTCGACTAGATTGTTTAGATTGGATGAAAAAAAATAAATATCCCAAACCCCCTCGTTCAGCATGTACATTTTGCCCATTTCACTCTAATGATGAATGGAAGTATATAAAGGAAGATAAAAATGAATGGGAAGAAGTTGTAGAGTTTGACAAAAAAATTAGAGAGGGATGGGGAAAAGTAAAAGATAATTTATATTTACATCGAAGCGGTAAACCTATTAATGAAGTAAATTTTGAAGAGTCTAAAGACGATCAATTAAATTTATTTGAAAATGATTGCGAGGGCCAATGTGGAATTTAATGGATAGAAAGAGTTAATAGATATCATGAAAAAAAAACACCCAAAAGATAACAAATTTCACAAAGGTAATGGTCAGGATGGAAAACATTACTGGCTAACTCCAGATGATTTAATGAAAGAATTAAATGATGAATTTAATTTTGATTTTGATCCATGCCCTTATCCTAAACCAGAAGATTTTGATGGACTTACAAATGAGTGGGGTAAATCAAACTATGTTAATCCACCATTTGGTTCCATTATACATGAAGGAAAAAAGAAAGGTCCCACTGCTTGGGTTAGAAAAGCCATAGCAGAAAATGAAAAAGGTAAGGAAGTTGTTCTTGTTTACCCAATAGACAAGTGGATACTAATGATGATTAAGGCTGGAGCTGAGATAAGAAATTTAGGAGATGTTAAATGGTTAGCGACAGAGGATAAATCTCAAGGCAAAGGAACTGGCAGGCATATAGCTTGTTTTATCTTAAAGAAAAAATTATAACCACTTCTGAACCTGTTCCCCAAGAGTCTTAGCAGATAATTCTATTTTATTTTCTAAAGAATTAAGAACCATTTCATCGATTGTATCTCTTGCTATAATATCTATAATTGTGACTTGACCAGTTTGACCATGCCTGTGAGCACGGTCTTCGCTTTGCCAACGGACTTCCAAATTATAAGAATTGCTAAAATATATAACATGCCTAGCAGCAGTAAGGGTAAGACCATAACCACCAACGGTAGGATTACCAACGATGAAGCGACATCTGTCATTATTCTGAAAACTTTCAACAGCTCTGTTACGAACTTCGACAGAATCTTTTCCGTATATTGAAACCACTGAGTCTGAGCCATACGTTTCCCTTAATTTTTTTTTAATCATTTCGATGTTATGTACATAATTTGCCCATATTATACACTTGTCATCAGTCTCCTCCAAGATATTCATAAGTTCATTTAATTTAGGATTACTCTTAAAATCTACAATTTTATCATCATTTGTTTTTACAAAACCATTTGTAACTTGTTGTAGTTTTAGCAATTCTGTGAGTTTATTATTAAAAGAAACCTTTTCATCCTGTATTTTAGCCATCGCTAATATTTTTAATTCTTGGTAAGCTTTGTTTTGTTCTGGTGATAATTCAATATATCTTTGTACATACATTTTATCGGGTATATCTAAGCATTCTTTTTTTCTAACTCTAAATGAAAAATTTTTTAATTTATATTCAAGTTCATCTAAGTTTACGTAATACTTAGGAATCTGTATTTGATAACCACCCTTTTCAATATTAAACATAACTGCATATCTAGCTTTAAACACAGTAAAGTTATCATACCCTAATAATTTTTTATCTAAAAAAGCACATTGAGAAAATAAATCTAATGGTGATTTAGTAACAGGAGAGCCAGTAAGTATTCTTTTATACTTAGCTAATTTACCAAGTTTTACTATTGTTTTTGTTCTTGATGCTTTTAAATTTTTAATTGTTGTGCTTTCATCTACTATGACCATACTTCTCATTCCATGTTTCAGTAATTTATATTCAAGCCATTTCTTACCTGATGCATGAGATAATGCCTCTACATTCATTAAAACAAATGTTAATTTATTTGGGTCTAATTTAAATGTTTTATCTTTAGTAACTTTCCAAATATAAATATTAGTTTTTTCTGGACAATGAAAATCTATTTCTTTTAACCAATTTCTATAAACAGAATTAGGAGCTATAACAAAAACAAAATTAATTTTTTCTTCTTGAAATAAATAAGCTGCATTATCAATTGCAACTTTAGTCTTACCAGTTCCCATCTCCATAAAATAAGCAAAGTTAAGGTATTTTGCTCCTTCTAATAATGCTTGTCTTTGGTGTTTAAATGGTTCTGTCTTATAATTATACACTGAGAATTATTTATTTTATTTATTTGCATAATTCAATTAAATAATATATCTACCTCCACAAGGAGGTTCTTATGGACTTAGAAGCAGAATCTATCGTAAAGATAGACTTGGCAATGTCAATGAACATTACCGATTCTTGCAAAAAGTTATTGGAAACTCAGAAAAAAATAGCAACGGCTGAAGAAGAACTAAAAAAGTTAAAAGATGTTGAGACTACTCTTTCTGAGCAAACAATTCCAAACTTAATGCAACAAGCAGGTGTAGAGTTAATTAAACTTGAAGGCGGAGTTTCCGTTGAAGTAAAACCATTCTACTCTGCAAGAATACCAGCATCTAAAAGTGAAGAAGCTTTCGCATGGTTGCGTGACAATGGACATGGAGATTTAATTAAAAATCAAGTCTCTTTAGAATTTGGCATGAAACAAGATAATGAAGCTAAATCAATTGTAGAAGAGCTGAAGGCAAAAGGTCTACCAGTAAAGCAGAAAACAACCGTTCACCCAAGTAGTTTAAGAGGATTTGTTAGAGAACAAATACAAGACTTAGGTAAGAATGTTCCTGCTGAATTGTTTGGAACCTACGTTGCAAATAAAACTAAAATAACCACGAAGGAGTAAACATGATAGAAAAAAAAGCAATGACGAAAAAAGAAACAAATCTGCCAGCTGCTATTAACTTAGAGCAAATGGCTGGACAGGGTCAGGAGTATGTTACAGCTCGTGATCAAAAACTACCAATCTTAAAAATACTTTATGCGAACTCACCAGTATTAGATGATACTGATGGTAAGTATGTTGAAACTGCTAAACAGGGTGACATATGGAGTGAGACATCAGGTAAAGTTTGGAAAGGTAGAGATGGGTTACTTGTAGTCCCTTGTCTTTACATAAATACATTCAATGAATGGAAAGATAAAGGAGATAGCCCAGGCAGACCTGTTGGTATACATACAGATCCTGCAATAATGAGTAAAACAACAAGAGGTGCCGACAATAAAGATAGACTTGAAAACGGTAACTATGTTGAGGACACAGGTAATCATTTTGTTTACATACTGGATGAAAATTTAAATCCAATGGAACAAGCTTTGATTACAATGAAGTCTACACAGAAAAAAAAATCAAAGACATGGAATTCTATGATTATGTCTAGAAGAGCACAAGGTAGTAAGGGAATGTATAATCCACCATCTTGGTCGACTGTGTATAAGTTATCTACCACTAAAGAATCTAATTCACAAAATTCTTGGTATGGTTGGGTAATAGATTTTAAGAAATTTTTAAGTGCTAATGAAAACTTAAAAACTCTTGAAACCACAAGAGGCTTCTACGAAAGTGCAATGAAGAGTGATATTTTTGGTAAAGTTAACTTTGACGATGATAATCAATCTTCTGGAAATACTGGAAATAAAGCAGACGTTCCGTTTTAATTATTATGGAGGAGCATCTCTTAAAAATATTTGAGGGTAATAGTGACTTGTTCATAACTACCTCTTCTACAGGAGAGGTAGATGAACGAGGAAAGGTTCAAGTGGAAACATACACGGTCCACGAACCAGTGACTCTTAAATTATGGAAAGATCATTTGGATGGTAAACAAAGGATAGGAATCAAACCTGAAAAAGATGACTTATGTAAATGGGGTTGTATAGATATAGACCCACAAAGTTATAAAGATTATTCACAAAAAAAAGTAATAGATATTCTTAGAGATAATCAGCTGCCGTTGATACCAGTTAGATCAAAATCTGGTGGCTTGCATTTATTTTTATTTCTTAATGATTGGAGCCCCGTTAAAGATGTTTTAAAAAAATTGTATGAATGGAATAAGAATTTCTTTCAAGCATTAGAAGTATTTCCAATGAACAAATGTATGAACATGCCATACTTTAACATGAATGCTACAACTGAATTTGCATATAACGAAAATAATACACCTATTATGATTGGTGGATTTTTAGATTTAATTAAAAATAAAACTGTAACAATTGAACAACTCTCAAATATTAAAGTTAAAGAATATGAACCAGAAGAGGATTGGAAACATTACCCACCATGCATACAAAAAATGATTATGGATAAATGGTCAGGGAACCATAGAAATGATTTGCTCTATAATGTTGGTGTCTTAGAAATGAAAAAAAGAGATGGTAAGATTAATATTGAAGAGATGACAAATATTCTTGCACAAAGAAATCAACAGATATTTGTAACACCTTTAGATGTAAATGAAGTTAAAAACTCTGTAGCAAAATCTGTAACTAAAAAAGATTATAATTATAAATGTCCACCTAAGTTTGGCGCAATAACACCTATATGTAACAAAGATTTATGTAAGTTTAGAAAGCTTGGTATAGGTAGCCAAGTCCCAGATTTAATAGATGATTTTGATAATGTTGAGTTTATAAGGACTCCAACTACAATAGAATTTACTTTTTCTTTTCAAGGAGAAAAGATTGTTGTCAATCCAGAAGATATGAAAGATGAAAAATCGTGGAGAGTAAAATTATTAAAGTATGGAATATTTTGGATGACATTACCAAGACCAAGGTCTGGTCCCTCACCTTTTGAAATGTTGATGTCTACTATTGTTAAGAAAGCTGTAGAGAATGAGCAGATGAAATTTGAAGATAATGTTGGTGAACAAAGATATAGTTTTCTTAAAAAGTTTTTTGAGAATCATATAGAAGAAGATGATTTTAAAAAGTTAAAAGATAATTATGTAGTGTTAGACTCTGAAACAAATATCTGTTATTTTAAAAGAATAACATTTGAAAATTTTTTAGGTAAGAATAAAGTGTTTAGATCAGCTAATGAAGCATTTAATCTTCTGGGATGTGAACGATTAGATTACCATCCAGGTAGTGGAGAGAAAAATGTATGGTATGTTACAATGCCTAAGTTTGTAGATTATAAGCCAGCTGCTACTGAACCAACTAAAAAGAAAAACGAACCATCGGAAATGGATGATGAATTCCACACAGGAAAATTCAGAACTTAAGATTCTTGAAGATTTATATAGAAAAACTATTAAAATCTTTGGACCACCAGGCACTGGCAAAACTTATACATTAATCGAAAGAGTTTTAAAAAATTATTTAAGAAAAGGTATGCAGCCATCTGATATTGCATATCTATCGTTTACAAACAAAGCTGTTAATACTGCAGTTAAAAGAGCCATGGATTCTTTTCCAAATTATTCATCAGAGGATTTTCTTAGATTTAAAACATTACACACCTATTGTAGAAGATATTTTCAGGAAGAAGTATTTGATCCTAAGCATTGTGCAATAGATTTTGCATTACAAACTAAAATTATTAAAACGTCTGATAAAAGATTAGCAGATGATACGTTTACATTTAAGGATTGGTCACTTGGAATTTATAGTAAGGCAAGAAATTTATTAATGAATCCAGAAGAAGTTTATAAAAAAGAATCTTACAAGAGAGATTCACTCACAGTTTTTAATAGAAAGATATCTACTTATGAACACTATAAACAAGGAGGTGGTGAAAGATCATTTATTGATTTTGATGATATGATTGAAAGAACTATAAAAGAAGTAGAATTTCCAAGGCTTAAAGTTTTAATATTAGATGAAGCTCAAGATTGTACTCCTTTACAATGGTCTGTCATTTACAAAATGGCTATGAAATCAGAAAGAGTTTATTTAGCAGGAGATGACGATCAAGGTATTTATAGATGGAATGGTGCAGACCCAAAATACTTTACAAAATTTTTTCCAGGTCGAAAAGTTAAATTAAGAAAGACCCAAAGATTTGGTGAGGCCATCTACAAATTCTCTCAAGTTATAAGAAGAGGTATAAGAGATAGTGAAGAGAAAGAATACCTACCAGGTAAGAGTGCAGGTTATGTTAAAAGTTATTTATCATTTAAAGAAATACCTTTTGAAAATTTAAAAGAGGATTGGTACATACTTGGTAGAATTACTGAAACAGTAAATGAACTTAGAATGTTAGCTAAGGATGCAGGATTATATTACAAAGATAATAGAGATAATAAATGTTTTGATGAAAAACAATGGGAGGCTATCAAAGCTTGGACTACAATTACAAATAATAAAAAGATAGATAAGAAACAAGCAAGGAACATGTATAAATTTATTAGAGAACTTGCAGACCCTAATTTTAGATTAGATAAATTTTGGAGAGCTGAACCAGATTTTAAACAATATAATTTTACTGATCTTAAAGAATGGTGTGGTTTAGAATTAAACAATGAAGATTCTAAGAAACCTTGGTACTGGATATTAAGAAGAAATTTTAAACCCAGACAAGTTAGACATTTTATTAGATTACTTAGAAGATATGGCCAAAAAGAATTAGACAAAGATCCATTAATTACAATTGATACAATACACTCTGTTAAAGGTGGAGAAGCTAATCATGTTGTATTATATAGCAAGGGAAATTTTCCATCTGATTATTCTCATAAAAATAAACAAGAAAAAAGTGATGAAAGAAGAGTTTGGTATACAGGTGCAACTAGAGCAAGAAAAACTTTACATTTGTTAAGAACAGACTATAAGTTTAACTACCCAATAGGTGCAGACTATTTAATTTATGTCCAAGAAAAAAATGACAAGTAAAGATATATTTGACGAAACATTTCCAGATGGCAAGCAAGTCGGAGGTTCACATTACCGAAAAAATTTTTTTATTCAGCCCTGGACATTTATAAGAAAGAATGGCCTTAATCCTTTTCAAGCAAATGTTATAAAATATGTTTGTAGATATTTAACTAAAGGTAAATCAATTGAAGATTTAAATAAGATTAAACATTATTGTGATTTAGAAATACAACACTTAAAAGATGACAGCGGAAAATAGAACCAAACTTTCAATAATATTAGATAATCATTATCAATGGTGTCTAGTTAATGGTAGGGACATAACATGGTACAAAAAGAAAAAAATGAATGAAAGATGATAAGATTTATATTTATAATTGGTATTGTTATGATCCTGACTTCGTGCGTAAAAGATTACGATCTAAATCCAGCTACTACTATCGTAAGGCATTTATTAACTCATGAGTAACGGATTACAATTAACACTGACTTTTAAAAAATCAATTTGGAATACACCCTTGGAGTATAAAGATTTATCTAGTGCAAAAGAAATAGCTATTGATTTAGAAACTAGAGACGATGGTATTAACGAAAGACTTGGAGCTGGTTGGGCTACAGGTAAAGGAGAGATAGTAGGTTTTGCTGTTGCAGTAGATGGTTGGCAAGGCTACTTTCCTTTTGGTCATCTCGGTGGTGGTAACATGATACCTGAACAAGTAAAAGCTTACATGAAAAAAATTTGTAGTTTACCTTGTCCTAAAATATTTCATAATGCACAATACGATGTAGGTTGGTTAGAAGCATCAGGAATCAAGGTCCACGGCCCTATAATAGATACAATGATAGCTGCCGCTTTAATAGATGAAAACAGATATCAATATAGTTTAAATAGTTTATCTGTAGATTATCTTGGTGAGATAAAAGCTGAAACAGAATTAAGAGAAGCTGCTGCAGCTCATGGTATTGATCCAAAAGCAGAAATGTGGAAATTGCCTGCAGAGCATGTAGGATATTATGCAGAACAAGATGCATCTTTAACTTTAAAATTATGGCAGAGGTTTAAACAAGAATTACAAACTCAAAGTTTAACAACTATTTGGGAACTAGAATCTAATCTAATACCTGTGTTAATTAAAATGCGCCAACGAGGTATCCGAGTAGAAGTGGAAAAAGCTGAACAATTAAAAAAAGAAATGTTGATCCAAGAGAAAGAAATACTAATGGCCATAAAAAAAGAATCAGGAATAGAAGTAGACATTTGGGCATCACGCCAGATTGCCAAAGCTTTTGACAAAATGAAGTTAGATTATCCACGTACTGAAAAAACAAAAGAACCTTCCTTTACACAAAATTGGTTGAGTAATAATAAAAATAAAATAGCACAATTAATTGTACAAGCAAGAGAGGTCAATAAATTTCACGGGACTTTTTTGTCTTCAATAATGAAGTATCAAGTTAATGGAAGGATACATGGTGAGATACAACAACTAAGGTCTGATTCTGGAGGAACAGTATCTGGTAGATTGAGTATGAGTAACCCTAATTTACAACAAGTGCCTGCTAGAAATAAAGACTTTGGTCCAAAAATAAGAAGTTTATTTATTCCAGAGGAGGGTTATAGCTGGGGTAGTTTTGATTACTCGCAACAAGAGCCTCGTATGACTGTTCATTATGCAGCTTCAATTGGAAATGGTTATGAAGGTTCTAATGAATTAGTAGATGCTTATAACAATACCAAAGCAGACTTTCATCAAACAGTGGCTGACTTAGTAGGTATTGAAAGATCACAAGCTAAAACTATTGGCCTTGGTTTAATGTATGGTATGGGTAAAAATAAATTAGCTCTTTCTCTTGGTGTTAGTAAAGATGAGGCAGATGAATTAATAATTAAATACAATCGGAAGGTCCCGTTTGTTAAAAAATTATCTGATCGATGTAAATTTGCAGCTGATGAAAAAGGTGTAATAAGAACTAAAAGAGGTAGAAAATGCAGATTTGATATGTGGGAAACAAAGGACTTTGGTTTACATGTAGCAGAAAAATTTGATGATGCAGTAGCTAAGTATGGCAAAGACAACATTAAAAGAGCATATACTTACAAGGCACTGAACAGATTAATACAAGGATCATCAGCTGATCAAACAAAACAAGCAATGTTAGATTGTTATAATGCAGGTCATCTACCAATGTTACAAATACATGATGAGCTGTGCTTTAATATAAAAGATGAAGAACATGCAAATCAAATTAAAAAGATTATGGAGAATGCAATAGAGTTTAAGGTTCCTTCTGTTGTAGATAAGGGAATAGGAAAAAGTTGGGGCGATGCAAAGTAAAAATTTACCACATGACAATAAAGATTTAATTGGATATGCAGCTGGATTATTTGATGGAGAAGGTTACATAAATTACAAAAGATATAATTGTAGAAACACAAAAGGTAAAATTTATAAAAAATGGAATGTTGGTATGGAGATAGCAATGGCAGATTTATTTTGTATAAAAAATTTTCATGACATTGTTAAAGTTGGTACAATTCATTTTAAAGGAATTGGAAAAGGTTCTTTAAGTAAAAAAAATCAATGGCGTTGGAGATGTTCACATAGGAAAGCTTATCAGTTAGCTAAACTTTTTATACCATACAGTAGTAGTAAACGGGAAAAACTTTTAAAAATTATTAACCATTATGAGTTTATTTTGCCGAGAAAAAGCCTAGGAGAAAAATTCAATTTTCTAAAAAACCAATAAAACTTAACCAGCTAGGGCTATAGTTTCTTGTACATCTTGATACTTGATCGCATTTCTTTTCGATCTAATATCTCTTTCTACTTTAAGCATATCAACCGTACAGATGCCATTTGTTAAAAGGCCAGTTGACCACTTATTTTCTAGTTCTTGAAGTTCTTTCAACAACTTTATTTTTTCAGGACTCATTTTAGTTCCTCATAAGTTATGTGAACTTTAGAGTTTCCAGTAAAACCATCTTCAGTGATTTCACACTCTCCTTGGCCCACTTTTTCTGAAAACTTATGTAAAGCTGCTTTATCATTTTCTGCCTCGATTACATGATCTACTCGCATATTATTTTGATAAGCTATGATACGATAAGCCTTCATGAGATAGTATAAGATATATTGAAGCTATGGTCAACATTGTAGCCATCTTTATCTACTGCCATGCATTGAGCCCTATACTCTTCCATAGAACCCCCTAATTCGATGATTTTCTTTTTATATGACTTACCTATAGCGTTTGCTTTTTCTCTGCATTTTTCAGCATTTTTAATATCCATATCTAGATATTGTGTGCATTGAGTACCAACATCTGGAAAATTCCAACATATAGTAGTTAATAAAATAAATTTAATTATCATGTCGTTTCTAATGGTCGGCAAGCAAACTTTGTATATATTCCATATTTATTTACATTATCACTACCTATTTCTGTAATTTTTTCAACTGATTTTTGATACCCATCTAATTGGCAACTGT